GTATAGCAAATCCTACTACACAATATCCAATGAAAAAAGATATTTTCGGTAGCGATGCTGTATTTCACGGCTCAGACGTAGTTCTTATATCACACAAACCATTTATGCTTCATTTACAAAGCTATGGACCTAACAGTTTACCTGTAACAAATCCCCTTGACTCTAATCAGGCCATGATATATTGGCATATTATAAAAAACAGAGAGGGCGAAGCTGGAGTTGTACTAGGAATGCTGGATAACCTGAAACATAGTAAGATAGATGAGTATATAAAACCAGGAGAACTAAATTTTAATAATTAATAAAATGTCACAAGAAATATTAATAATCGGAGAGTCTGGTTCTGGTAAATCAACTAGCTTAGAGACATTGGACCCTTCTTCTACATTTATTATAAATGTAGCTAAGAAACCAATGCCTTTTAGAGGTTGGAAAAAGAACTACTCTCAACTGTCGAAAGATAATCCTAAAGGAAACTATATTGCAACAGATAATGCTGGCAAAATAGTAGCAACTTTAAAGCATGTAGATGAAAACATGCCGCATATTAAAACAGTTATCGTTGATGACTTTACATATGTTATGGCAAATGAATTTATGCGTAGAGCTAATGAGAAGGGATTTGAAAAATTTACAGAGATAGGTCTGCATGCATGGGAAATTGCAAATGCAGGTAAGAATATGCGGGATGATGTTACCTTCATAATGATTGGTCACGCAGAAGCTTCCACAGATCTATCAGGTAATAGAAAGCTTAAGTTTAAGACTATAGGCAAGCTTGTAGATGATAAAGTAAACATGGAGGGTATGTTTACTATTGTATTATTTACAGATGTAGAAAAAGACCCTAGTGGTGATATTAAGCATTACTTTAGAACACAAAGTGATGGCACTACTACAGGCAAAACCCCAAAAGGAATGTTCGATGAACTGAAAGTTCCAAATGATATAAACCAAGTAATTCAAACAATTAACAAATATTACGAATGAAATTAACACTAGTAGGTAAGCGTGTAGAGCGCATGAACAAATTCGGAGATGAACTCAAAATAGAGCTAAAAGATAACGGCTCTATTAAATTTTCTCCTGCACTTTTAAGTAGAATGGGAGTAAGCAAAGCTTATAATAGATTTGGTATTGCGTATTCAGATAGCGGTAATGCTTATCTTTATTTAGCACCAGATAATAAAGGTGTTGCTATTAATGCTCAAGGTATTGCTAATAATATGCCTCATAATAGAGACCTTAGAAGTACATATAGTCTTACTACAACAGGTAAGGTATCTCTTACAGTAAAAGAAGAGTCTAAAACTTTTGACGACTTTTCTAACTACAAATTCTACGAGATTTATACTGAAACTGAGGAAAATTTAGTATCTTTACAAGAGACATCAACAGAGGATACTAATGTTGATAATTACGAAGAGACATACGATTCTTACACAGAAGAGACAGTAGAAGAAACTACTCAAACAGAGTATGGAGATGAAGACACATCAGAAGATATCTGGTAATAATAACTAACAATAAAAAATAAAAAATGTACGAAATTAATCAATCACTAGACGCATCAGGAATAACAGGAGCAATCCCTATTCCTGTAGGAGTTAATGAAGGATGTACCTTTAAAGGTATGGAAGTAAAGACTGACAAAAACGGAAACTCTTATATGAGCTTCAAGTTTGTTGACTCTAATGGTAATGAACTCAACCATAATGAGTTTGATATTAATCCTCAATATGTAACTCCTAAAGAAGGGGAATCTAAGGAGGATGCGGTTCTTAGGAGAGTAAACAACATGCTTGTTAGAGTTAAGCATATCTGTACTACTTTCATTGCTAAAGACCAATTTAATGTAAGAGGTAATAATTTCTCTGAATTGTGTCAAAATATCGCACAAGTAATGAGCAATGTAAATACTGAAGCTGTACCTGTAAGGCTAAAAGTTGTTTATGATTACAAGGACTTTAATTCAGTTCCTAATTATGCTCCTTTTATTGAGGCTATGAGTGTTGCAAGCACTTCACTTCGTATTACACAATACGATAAATTGCAAAAGACAGCAGCTACATCAACTGCACAAGTTCAAAAAACAGATGATGTAGATCTCCCGTTTTAATATAGGTTGACATTTTATTAATTTCTGAGCCGTCTGTAGAAATATGGGCGGCTCAGTTTTATTTTATATAACATGTACGATCTAAGCAATGCAGATATACCCGAAAGACTCTCTAAAGAAGCTATACTTGAAAAAGCAAGCCAGGAAGAGATAATGAGATATTACATAGGGGTAGATTTTACTGTAAATAAAGCTTTTAGATCTCCTCTTAGAAAAGACCAAGTACCTTCTTTTGTTGTATATTCTCTCTCAAACGGAGATCTTCGATTTAAAGATTTTAACGGTGCTCAAGGCTCTTGTTTTGATTTAGTAATGATAATGTATAAAGTTTCTTTTATAGAGGCTTTAGAGATAGTAAACAAGGATTTTAACCTTAAATTAAATGGTAATAGTAGCAATACTAATTACCAAAGGCAGTATAAAGAGTATAAGCCTGATAAAATAGAATATCATAAAAAGCTATTGCAGTTTAAACCGCAATTGTTTACAGAAAAAGATAAAGAGTATTGGGGGTCTTATAAGATCACAAGCCAAACACTTGAAAAATATAAAGTATTTTCTGCTAAGTATATATTCTTAAATAAAAATCTTATACTAAGGTATAATAATTACAATCCTATATATTGTTATAAGTTTGATAATAATGTTAAAGTTTATAGGCCCTTTGCAAACAAAGGTGAGTATAAATGGATGAGTAATGTCACTAAAGACAACATACAAGGATACGATGCTCTAGATTTCTCTAGAGATACTCTCATAGTTACAAAATCACTTAAAGATGTAATGTGTTTACATGAGATGGGATTTTCTTCTATAGCTCCTCAAGCAGAAGGCAACAGAAACCAGTATGAAGCGATAGACAATATTGCAATGCATTTTGAGAATATAGTAATACTATTTGATAATGATGATACTGGGATTAAAGGTGCCGAAAACTTGAGGAAATATTTAAGTATGAGTTCTAAAGTAATATTTATAAAAAATATCAATAATGTAAAAGATATAAGCGATCATGTAAAACTATATGGCCTTGATATCTCAAGAAACTTAGTAAATAACTTAATTAATGAGTAAAATATGGAAAGTAGTAATTCCTAACTACGAAGATAAAATTCCTATTAGTCAAAGACGTAGGACAAAATATTATAAAAAAGGAGATAAACTCCCTAAAAAGTACACAAGTAAATTACAAACTGGTCTTCTAGAATATGATAAAGGAAATTATCTAGTAGACCAAAGTAAAAACAGAGTGATAGCAAACCCTCTTGCAGCAGGAACTCCTAAATATTGGACAGTCAATGGTCAAAGAATTTATGACGGATCGTTGCATTACACTGCAAGGTCAAAAGTAGCCAGATGGATGCATGAATACTTAGGAGAATATATAGATCAATTACCTGTAATAGAAATACCTTCAGGGTGTTATATAAGAGTCTGGTTAGACTTATACAAACCTGGAGATAAATTAAACTGGGATTGTGATAATTTATGGCCTTGGACTAAATGGTTTCTCGATACACTTGTAGAAAAAGGTAAGATACCTGAAGATAGTGTAGAATACGTCCGAAGTTCTGGGCAGATAAACTATATAGAATCTGATATAAGAAAATTAGTGTTTAACATACAACTTATTTAAATGGAAATAATAACAAACCCACTACAGGCACACGTAATGAGTGTGTCTTCCTTAAATTTATTTGCAAAAAGTCCTGCAGAATATAGACAGCATATTTTAAATCCTAAACAAATAGATGCTAGTTATTTTACAAAAGGATCTGCTGTAGATTGTTTAATTACAGAGCCTGACAAATTTGATGAGCAATTCGCTGTTATTAAAACAGGTAAGCCTTCAGGTATGATGGGAGATCTCTGTAAAATGATGCATGACTACATGCAAGTAAATCAAGATAATTTACCTGAAAAAACTTTGTTCTCACTTGCCTATAAGAAATCAGGATTTAAACTCAAAGAAGAATCTATATGGAAAAAATATCAAGATCCTAAGATTCAGCAGTATATGAACTTTCTTAAAAATTCAAAAGGAAAGACTGTAATTGCAGAAGGAGATTTAGAACAAGTAAAAGATGTCGTTGCAATGTTGCAAAACTGTGACAAGACTAAGTTTTATATGAAAGGCTGTGAATCTCATCCAATGATGGATGTATATGACCAGTTATATATAGAATTTGAGTTTGAAGGGTTGCTTTGTAAAGGCACTATGGATAGAGTTATTGTAGACCATACCAATAAAAGAATA